TTTTTCTCACTAAATAAAAACATGTACTTGAAATTACAATGACTGAAACTCCTATTGAAGAACCAAAAGTTGAGAATCGTAAGTTTGCACCAACTCGTCCTGAAAAACCTAATCTAACTTATGTTGATTATGTTGAGGACTTTAAAGTTAGAATGAAAATAAACAACTATGAAGTTGTTGAATTTATTGATGATTGTAAAAGAGGATATCAATTTATACATCCTTATATTATTAAAGCAGGTGAATTTGTTGGTAAAACATACAATCAAATTCGTACTCAATTACAATCTGATCCTGTAGATGTAACTTCTGAAAAAGTTGAATCTAAAACTACTGAATCTTTAACAACAGAAGGATAATTTACTTTTGAAAATATGATTATATTAGAAGATTATACAGATGATCAAAATGAAAGGTGGAATAGAGCAGTAGTCCTTATGATGGAATCATTACATAAAGCAGATTATGAATTAAGAGCATGTGCTCATGATCAAAAATGCTTTGATGAGTTAATGCAGATTCGTGTTTGTTTATTGGATTATGCTAAAACTTTAAGAAGAGAAGATTCTCCATAGGTAAAAATGCATAATTGAGATTTATTGCAGAAATATGTGGAAATCTTGACAATCTAGATATATAGTATATAATAATTAAGGAGGGATTGATGATCTAAATTCCTTTATTATATTTTATAGTTTAGATGGAGAATTATGCATAACATAGTATCCTATAATCAATTAGCAGGATGGGAAACTGCAAATGATCCTGATAATGATCATGAAAATTTTATAAACGATTATTTTGAGTGTTTGGTTGATTGTGATGATGATCAACAAGTGTGTAAACGATTATGTAAGGAGGCATTCTATTAGAAAGATTGACCCTACTTTAGTTAAATAGTCGAATAAACCCTTAACTTATTTCATCAAGTTAAGGGTTTTATAGTATAATCTATTAAGAGGTAAAAATGTCTATCTGGGAGATGATTCGTAATGCATTTATGATTAAACCTAAATCTGAAGATGTAGATCCTTATATTAAGAAAATAAAAGAGAAAGGTTTTAGATATAATGAAGTTGATGATAGATGGCAAAGAGTATGGGCAACAGTTATACCAGATGGAATAGAAACTGTTCTTGAAGTTTGTAAAAAGGATGGTGAAGGGTGGAAATACATACTGTATGATAACAATGAAAATTTATTTTATGAGGAACTTGTAGATGACTAACAACACATTAAGTGATGAGACAATAAAAAAATTAGAATCTATTACTGAAGAATTGAATGGTAGTATAATGTATTTGGATACATTTAATAATTTAGGATCTACTACTAAAAAAATTGTGATAGAATATGATAGAAAATCAAAGGAGGGTTGAAAATGGCATTTTGGGGAAGTGAGGTTCAATCTCATACATTTACAATAACTGATGAAATAACAGGGACAGAATATTCTGTTGTTGATTTAGTGAAGAGTTTTCAACAAAAAGTTGAAATACTTCAGGATGATGTAGATCGTCTTACTCAAGAGAATATGGATTATGCTAAGGATTTGTATCAATTAGAAAGATCTATTGATGAACGTATAGATATATTAGTTGGAGATCTAACACAATTTAATACTTATGAAGGACAAGAAAGCAGCAAAGAAAATTATCAAGAGGGCAAAGAAGCGCCCTGATTGGTATACTGAATCAGATATAAGTTATGCTAAATTAGTTAAAAGGAAACTTAAGGAATTAAAAAATGCTCCAGGAAGATTCATTGAAGATAAATCAGAATGATGATGGTACATTTGATATAGATTGGGATCCACAAGATTCCAAGTGGAGTTTTTTAAATGGATTGACATCTGAAGAAATTCAGAGTAGAATTGAAATGATATTAAAAAGTGAATTGGGCAAATAAATGGCATTATCAGAACAGGTTCAAGGATCATTAAAATCTGCAGAAACTAATTTGCGGGATGCTCTTGCATTTGCTGCAAGGAATGAAAGACCAATGGTATGTAATGTTATTTCTGATGTCATCTCTCGTATAGACAGTATGATGGATGCTGATGAAATTATAGATAAGTTGGAAAATCGTGAATTTGGTAGTAAAGGAAAATTTGGACCATTTTTTGGTTTAGAGGATTAAGAACTATTACGCAATAAAAAAGACAATATTAAGAATTTGTCTTTCTATTATAGATAATGTTATAGTATCCACACATTTCTAATAAAACAAATGATCAATCTCGATGAACGTTATCATTCTTATTTGTATGGAAATAAGAAAATGCGTATTGATGGGGTAGGGGAAAAAGTAACTGGTTATGGTTGGCGTGATAATGGAAAGGATATTATTGGGCATTATGTTACTACTGAAAATTATAAACTTCATTATAATATGAATGCACAATTTGTTAGGATACGACCACTTAGAGAATTAACTAAGGTTAATTAAAATAAATAAAAATGAGATTACTTAACAGTAAAGTTGGGTGGATTATGACAAAAACACATGATTTAGAACACGAAGTTTATATTGATCCAAAGGATCAAAAGGAGCATATCAATCATGGTATGCTTGAATATTCTAAAGAAGATTTAGAAACTTCACATGCTTACTATGATGAATATCATAATAATGAGGAAGTAAATCCTAGTGATGGTAAAATTAACGATTATCATGAAAGACATCAGGATCAACATCTTGAGCAGTATTGCGAGAATCATCCTGATGCATTTGAATGTAGAGTGTATGATGAATGATTAAAAAGATTTGGTTATTGGTTAAAAGATGGCTGGATTTATCACATTCAAAACCTTGGGAAAAAGGAGATAAAAAATGAGAGATCAATTAAAGAAGGCATTATTGGCACATGCAAATGGTGAGATTCAAATGCATCTTGCTAACATTGAAATATATTTAAATAATCCTGTTGGTATTGGAGAACATCCAGATATTACTGCAGCAATTTAAGAAGAGATAGATAAAGTATCCCGTTGGCATGATCAAATAGAAGTTATTCAACAGTACTTAAAATGAAATTTAAATGTCCTGGAAATTTAGCTGAAAAAGGAAAATCAGCATTTAATAAAATAGTAGAATTTGATAAGAAGATAATCAAAAAGTGTCAAGATAAGTTTAATCTTACAGATTATCAGATAGTATGTATTTCCTTTGCTAAAGGGTTTATTATAGGTGCAATTTTATTATAGTATATGCTATAATATCTTAAAATAAATAAATCGAATTGCAGATGATGGTCCTGACTTGGACTACTTTGCTGCACTCGCTAACGACGACTGATGAAACTACTTGCCCTTGCCCCTCTGCTGCTACTGACTGCGGCACCTGCCAACGCTCTAACCTGGAATGAATTCTGGGAGCCTTTTGATGGGCATGGGCAGCACTATCATTATCATTATGAAGCACCTCCTAGGAGGCGCATGTGTGAAGTGCAAGTAACCCGACGTGTTTGGATCCCTGGCCATTGGTTAGGGCACTACGAATACGTTGAGGGTTACTACGAGAAGCAGACACGTCTTAACTATAGACCTTGCGGACGTAGATACTAATCCCATATATTATTTTACTTTTGATTCACAGGATCGGGGGAAAAAAATTCGGGGTAATTTTTCGTCTGTAGGGTTTTTCACTTTTTACTATGGCACACTACAAACTATGATTGACTTTGATTATTTGGAATTAATGCAACTTAAACTTTGTATGGATATGACAAAGGATAAAATGTTTATGGGTGGAGACATGCGTAGACATGCTTCAATTACTGAAAAGGTTGAAACAGAATTGCGTATGTTGGATGGAGTTAGACCGACATGAAAAACTTGCAGCACTTCTCTCATGGTGAGAACTGTGGCATAATAATTATGCTTCTGGAGGGTGATGAATGATGTATAGTATTAGATTTAATGCTGAATTAATACATGAGGCTCTTCCAAAAGAAGAGTGTGAGTTATTGATAGATAATTATAAGAAAAGATATGAAAGTGGAACAGTAGAATAGCCACTTGAATATTAGAATATGAAGATTGAAGAATTTTCTGGAAAATTTATTTTAGTTGATGACAAGCTTGTAAAGCAAGTGGGCTATACTTGAATAGAGAACTAAATTCATTAAGCTTTCTTTCTTTCTTTCTTTCAATCAATCAAGCCTTTAAACATGAAACTTCATCTCGGCTGTGGAAAACGTTTTATACCTGGTTTTGTTCACATAGATGCAATTGATTATAAGCATGTAGATCATGTAGCGACGATTGACAAGCTTTCATTTATTCCTGATAACTCAGTCGATTTAATTTATAATTGCCATGTCCTTGAGCATTTCAAAAGACGAGATGTTCAAGACGTTCTTAAAGAGTGGCAACGCGTTCTTAAACCTGGTGGATGCTTAAGAACTGCTGTGCCTGATTTCGAGGCATTAGCGCAGTTGTATGTTGATAATAAAAACATAAAACAGGTAATTGGCCCTATTTTTGGCAGGCAAGATTATCTCTATAATATTCACTATAATGTTTTTGATTTCTCTTCGCTGAGTGATGTACTTTCAGCTGTTGGATTTATTGATATTAAGCGTTATGACTGGAAAAAAGTAGAACATTGCGATGTCGACGACTTTTCTCAATCTTATGTTCCGCATCTCGACAAAGACAATGGAAAGCTTACAAGTCTGAATGTTGAATGTTTTAAATCTCAATAAGATTGTGTTTTTAGAGCTATTTATTACACTTAATAGATTCTTTAGTGCTTATGTATTAAAGAATAAAAAAGCACGATCTATGATTCACTTTCAAAAAAAATATGATGAGGAATTTAAATGAAATTTAAAGCACTTATTTTTGTTAGATTAAGAAAAAATGTTGATGATTCTCCAGGAAATGCTGTTAGATCTGCTTCGGCTAGACTTTCGGATTTAGATATTAAAAAACTTAGATTGGGTAAAGTGATTGATATCTATGTTGAAGCACCAGATAAAGAATATGCTATAGGGGAATTGGAACTTCTTACTGATAGATTATATGCTAATACTGTTATGGAAGATTGGGATTTTGAATTAGAAGAAATAGATACTTTTCCTAGTGGGGTTTAATAAAAAATGAGAGAAGAACTTCTTAAAATGCTGAAGAGAGATTGTTATCGTAAAGGTAATTTTAAACTTTCTTCTGGCAAATATAGTGAACATTATGTAAATTGTAAACCTGTAACTTTAAATGGAAAAGGTTTATTACTTTTAAGTATTAGTATTTTAGAAAATGTTGAACAGGATTCTTTTGCGGTAGCAGGACTTACTTTGGGTGCAGATCCTTTGGTAAGTGGAGTTGCTGCTATATCTTCTTTAAAGGAACGTAATTTGAATGCATTGATTGTTAGAAAGGAACCAAAAGGACATGGAACAGCATCTCAAATAGAGGGTCCTTTACCACCTACAGGATCTAAAATAACAGTATTGGAAGATGTTGTTACTACTGGTGGATCTTCTATTAAGGCAGTTAATGTCCTTCGTGATGTTGGGTATGTGGTAGATCGTGTAGTGTCTATTGTAGATAGACAAGAAGGTGGTCATGATGCTATGATAGATGCTGGATTAGAACTTTATAGTTTATTTACTTTGGATGATTTATTATGATGGTATGGATGGGATTGATTTTTGTAGCAATTACATTTATGTTTGTTGAATTTAGAGTTTTGGGATTTTCCTTGGGGAGGAAATATGAAGAATAAAATTTTGTGGAGTTTTGCTATAGTTCTTTTTATAGGATCTCAAGTTGGTGTTGGAATTGGTTATCATGCAGTTGCTAATTATCTAGAGGAAGTGATTTAATGGTTGAGAAGTATATTATACTCCAAAATGACTGAAAAATCTTATCCTACAGTTTTTCCAGAGGATATACCTGAACCTAAATTTCGATGTCCTATGTATAATTATCAAGATAATCCTAAACAATGGTCTTGTGATGGCAAAATTCATATAAATTGTTATGAAGGTCGAATTGATATTCGAGTGTATCAAAGGGATTCAAATTTTACACATGAGATGAAAATTTTTCCTGAAACACATCCCAATGGAATTTCTTTATGTAAGATGATATTATCAGAACAAGTAGAAATGTAAATGGTAAAAAACAATGAGTAGTAAAGAACAAAAATTAAAATCTCAAGTTAAGTCTAGATTTTATTATCTTTTTTGGGGTGCGGCAACTGTATCTGTATTTACGGGGCAAGTTTATGTTGGATCTGGATATCGTCAAATGTCTAGAAGTTTTGATCGTATAAATGATACTATAGTGTTTGAAATTCATAAAAAAAGTGAATCATGTCCATTTGGTTTTACCGAAAGTAAAACAAAAAGATTATATTAATTTAAAATGATTATTTCTGATTATGATGCCAAATGGGCTGCTGATGAGTTTATTAATTATTTTAAAAACTTTACTTGTATAGAAGATTATCTTCGTTATGTAAAGAAGGAAGTAATAAATCAAACAAGTCAATTTATATCTTTAGAGGATGAATTTTTTAATGAAGATATTCATCCTGAAGAAATGGAATTTGATATTAAGTTTGTTGGTAATAGGTTTCCAAAATCAATGCCTCAAGAACATTATGTAAATTTATTAAGATCTGTATCATCACTTAATAATGAGACTAATATTCCAGGAAGAGAATTGCGTTGGATGATTTATGAAAAGAGAACTCAAAAGTTGGTTGGGTTTATTCGGTTCGGATCTCCTATAATTAATTCAAAACCAAGAAATAATTGGTTTGGTAAACAACCTAATCTTTCTGTTTTTAATCGTCATGCTGCAATGGGATTTGTTATTGTTCCATCTCAACCTTTTGGTTATAATTATCTTGGTGGTAAACTCTTAGCATTAATGTGTGTATCTCATTTTGCTAGAGAGACTTTAAATAAGGTATTTGAAAAGGATATTGCTCTTTTTGAGACTACTTCACTTTATGGATCTACTACTTCTGTATCTCAGTATGATGGACTTAAACCATTTTTTAGATATAAAGGTTTAACTGAAAGTAAATTTCTTCCTTTGCTTCATGATGAAGTATTTCATCGTCTTCATAATAGATTTACTATACTTAATAATAATACTCCATTAACTGATAACAAAGCTTCATCAAAAAAATTAAAACGACAGACAAAGATGATTTCTATTATTAGGAATAGTCTTAAAGATTCAAATAAACTTAATCAGTTTAATTCTATTATTGATATGGCATTTGGATTAACACAGAAAAAGAGATTTTATATTTCTGATTATGGATATGAAAATGTTCGTGAAGTTATTCTTGAAGAACAGGATAAATTAATTCCTGGTCAAAATTGGGATAAATTTTACTTAGATAATATAATTAGTTGGTGGAAGAAGAAAGCATCTAAAAGATATGAAAAGTTAAAGAAAGAAAATAGATTCAGAGATAAAGTCGAACTCTGGACAGAAGATAACAACATTCAGATAATCCGATGAAAGAAAAACCGAATGATCTTTGGCAAGATATGGTAACACTTAATACTCTTTATGAAGAGTTGTGTTGGGATCATAATGATATATTAGAGTTTATTCCTGATTATGAGAAAAATAGGATTATTATTAGAAATAAAACTATGGATATTTGATAATTGGGCCCATAGTTAAATGGACATAACCACACTCTTCTAAAGTGAAGTTGGAGGTTCGATTCCTCCTGGGCCTGTTAAAACAAGTGTTATGTTTATAACACTTGACATATTGGTAAAAATATATTAAGATAAATAACTATTCGCGACCAAGGCCCCGAAAGATCGTCCGCCAGTTGGGAGTGAATAGACAACATACAGACTTGTCGGGTCTGTTATCATCCGCAGATAATTATTCTGCGAGACACTTCTAAAGAAAAATGTTTAAACCTCTAATCGCAGCTGTTGCAGCTGCTCCTTTATTCGCTGGTGCTGCTTTTGCAGGTCCCTACGTTAACGTAGAAACCAACGCAGGCTGGACTGGCGACGACTACACGGGCGCTACGACTGATCTTCATGTTGGTTTTGAAGGTGCTCTTGGCGATTCTGCTAATTACTACGTACAAGGTGGCCCTGCCATTGTTGCTGTTGATGGTGTTGATACTGAAACTCAGTTCTCCGGTAAAGCCGGTCTTGGGTTTGGTATTGCCGAATCACTCAGTGCTTATGGTGAAGTCAGCTTCTTGACTGCTGATGACTCCGATGATCTTGGAGTTGGTGGTAAGTTGGGTGTTAAGTACAGCTTCTGATGAAAGACAGAGTCAACACCAGTTGCTCTCCTTGCTCCATCTATCGGTTAATATAACTTAAGACTAAGATCTCCTTCGGGGGATCTTTTTTTATGCTATAATATATGAGTAATCCCAAAATGGGTATCAAATGAACCAAATGAAAGAGAAGTTCTTCGCTGAAGGACACACACTTCCCACCTGTGTTAATGACGGGTGC